TAGTTATCCAACTCTTGTTGAGTTTGATAGTACTTCATGCTCTGCTGTCTTTGCTGATCTACCTGCTGACGCTTTTCTGGCGGCAACTGATGATATTCTAGTCTCTCCATAGCGTATTTAACAACCATTTCATCTGTCAAGCCAAAAGCTGAACAAAATCCACCGATGTCATTATTTTCTAAAAGTTTAGCGATAACGTCTAGGTCTTTCTTAATTGGCTCGTACTCTTTTCTCATAGTATCAAGCTCAGCTTTTGTAGCTTCGTGTTTTGGTTTAACAAAATCTAGACCAAAGGCTTTTTCAAAAATCTCACGAACTTGTTTTTCAGAATCTGCATCTTTAATTAAAGCTCTGAACTGCTCTGGGATTTCAAGTTCTTTACCCATTACACTCAGCTTATAATTAGCTTGATATGAGGCTGCATCGGCTGCATCTGTCGTTTGATTTGCACCAGTTGTATCTTCTACTGGAGTCGCTGGCTTCGTATCGGGGATAATCTCCGATGAAGTAGTTTCTAGGTTCGGCGTAGCGTCCCCTTGACTATCTGCCTCTGTAAAAGTTTCTCCGCCCATTGTTTCGATATTGTTTTCTTCTGACACTTATTTCTCTCTTTCCGCGACTTTCTGGTCGCATTTGTTTTAAAATATTTACTTGTTGATCGCACCTAAGAACCGCTGCATATAAGGAGGAAGTGTTCCCTGCTCCTGAGAAGGTTGCTGTGGCTGTGATGCTTTCATACTTCGTGCTACGTCAGAGACAACGGCTTGCTGTTGCTGCTGGAGAACATCCATCGTCATACCTTGCTTCTGCACTCGGTCCCAAATCCAAATCAATGTTGAGTTCGGAAGTGCAAGACGCTCTTGTTTCAATGGATCTTTCTTACTCGGAACCCAGAAATCTGTTCGTACAAGTGGACCATCTGTTGGGATCATATCCGCATTTAATGCCGCTTGTTCTTGAACTGCTTGCTGTAGAATTTGCTGATACTGCTGCATTGTCTGTTCATACATTTGCTGTATCTTCGGATCTAAATACTGAAAGTCAGCTTGGCCCATACGATTGCTAAGACGCTGTAGAATATATTCTACTTGCGGGTATCTGTACTTGCTCATCACTGGAGTCTGTCCACGATCTAAAGCAAGAATGTCGTTCGTCGCATTATCATACGCCATTGTGTAATCAGAGAATAATTGTTCTTTGTTTAAGTAAGGATCTAGGCGGATAAATTTACCAATATCTTCTTTCGTCATATTCGCACCAGCGTACTGAATGTAACGATCCATTGATAGCTTGCGACCGATGCGGGATTCCATATCGTCAGAAGCTTCTTCCAGAGTGATCTGATATCCAAGAGCTTGAGAGTTCTTGTACTCAGGGACGTTGATCTGTTCGTGCTTTCCGATAGCTTGAATTAATTCATCTTCCTCGATGTAATGGCGAGTGAGTTCCAAGCAAACCTCTGTTACTTCCACTAAGAAACGCTCGAAGCGTTCGATGTGAGTAGCAAAGCGTGTTCTCCACTTACTTAACGTCATCAAAAGCGCATATGGATCGACTTGTCCTGTGATAGAAGCCTGTTCCGCATCTTCGGGGACCATTGCGTTCTGATAATACTCAGAAATGGTCGAAGAAAGCACGTTTAAGTACTGTTCACCCGTTCTACCAGCTACCACAGAAACATTGCCCCCAGTGGCTGATAAGGCCCTAATTCCGGGGTAATTACCACCGTGAGATAGCTTTCCACCGTTCTGAATGATGACTTTATCGTCTCCAAGGGTCACTTGGTGCTCTGCCATCTTCGATGACATACGATTAATCTCAACTTGGTACGGTTTCCACTGTTTAACTGGTGAATTGTAACGTGGATGCGTGGGAATAGCGTCAAAACCTGCGAATCTAAGTGGAAACACACCCGCTGGAAGTTCTCCCTCATCTAAAATTGTAGCATTAATGTATTTATAGAAATATCCCTTCGGATATTTAGGACTTGGGCGATAATAAACCTCTTTTACAAGTATTTGACCCTTTGTAGTCGAATATTCAGACGTATTTACATCAAAAACGAGGAAGGCTTGCTGAGAATCTTCTTTAATCTTCTCTTTTAGCTTCGGGTGCATCTCTTGAAGCTCTTCGATGTCCTCCATGTAGCGGATTCCGAGCCAAGGAGCCTTTTTTACATCCTGACAGTTCTTTGGTCTAAAAACATTGAAGCCAAATATTCGTTTTGCATCTATTCCACCTGAGAAATAGTTGTTTGTGCGATCAGTTGGACGCTCTTCTACTGATCCATCCTCTAAAGTAACCGTTTCCATAATCGGTTCTTGTTTTTTAAGGTATCCTTTGTCCCAATCCCATGCGATTCGGACCCATACTTCACCAATACCTACATAATCCTCTGCGAACTGGGTGCGGAGTTCGGGGAACTCGATTTGTTTCTTAGTAAACGCCCAAACTGCTGAGTGCATCTCTGCGGCTTTCTGGTCTTGGGGTTCTTTTTCATTGTTTGCTTTGATCTTGGTTCCGGGGGCGGCTGAGACAAGTCGGTTTACATATCCTTTAAAGATTTTATTCGTATGATTCTTCATAATACGAATTTTCTGCTCTTCATTAATTGAAGAGTTATCTCTCAAAGACTGGAGAGCTTTCCAGTTTCGTTTGATATAGTGATCTCCAGAGATAAGCAAAAGGTTGGAACGCATCTCTGCGTACAAACTCTTATCAGCTGTCTCACCTTCAGTGTACATCTTATTTAGGTCTTGTAACATTTTATCCGACATTTAGTATCCCCTACGAATCAGCGTTCGCTAAGTGTTCCTCAAAAGCTTCTGGGTTCATAATCTGAAGCTCATCCAGTTCAATAGCCTGACGCTGCTTTTCCATGTACTCTTCCACTTTTTTCACAACCTTTGGATCAACAGGAATAGCTGGCTCTGTTTTTTCCACAGGCTCTCTGAACTCTATCTTAACTAGATCCGTTCCTATTTCAAGCGTTTTTAAATTGTACTTGGACCCATACTTTAAATATTTTTCTATCGTTCTAGCATCCATGATAATCACTCCATTCTGATAACTCGTTAAGAACTGGGTCGTCATCTCTTTCCCCACCCACTTGCTGGGAAACGTGACCAATGTCTCGGTGTCCTTCATCTTTTTTCTTAATTATTTCTTTAATCTGGTTATGCGTGGCCTCTTTGGTAATCTCAGTAAACTCAAAAGGGATCGGCATCACGCAATATCTAGCGCAGTCCGCGGCATCATCTCCAGCAATGCTGTCAACACCTAAGTTACTCCACTCGTTGGCAAGTTTCTCTAATTCGTAGTCACCGACGTCATCCACCACAAGCATCCCAAAACGAAACAAAGTGTTAAGAACCTCGTCTCCTTTGGTTCGATCCTTGATCGCCTTGCTGAATGGCTCATTGTTACTCGTTGCAATAGTTCCGAAGTCACTACTCCCCCAATCGTATGAAGCCACCAATACACTAAGCCCTTGCTTTAATTCCATGTACTTGTTGAATACATCCCCCGCAGTCGTCTTAAGTCCATCTCCACGCCAGCCTCTGAACACTCGGCCAAACCGGAAGTCAGGACGAACTGCTATAAAATATATAGCAGAAGGGGCCCCGTTAGGACCGCCAGACCCAATATCAACTCCACCAAACACATACCAGTCCTTGGGTGGGTGAATCTTCCACTCCTCAGGTAAAGGCTGTCTGAAGTTTTTTCTTTTATCAAAAACATATCTCCTCCCATCAGATCGTACAAAGCGACCCATCACTCGGCGTTCAACCTCGTTCTGATCCGCACACGCTTCAATCGTTTCTCTAATTCTTTCATCTGTCCATTTAGACGGAGTCCCATCTAAATACTTCTGACACATATACAGAGAGATCGAGCGTTTCCAAGCCCCTTTAAATCTCTCAAATGGAGTACCTATCTCTTCCATCGCCTCACGCCAGAACTCTTGCGAACGGGTCGCTGTGAACACCATGTGAAAATATCCATTCGTAGAGTTCAAACGGAAGTATAATTCAGAATATAAATTGAACGGTAATTCCTCATCACAAAAGATCGCATGAACTGTAGACCCTTGTAGGGAGTGTACGTCTTGCGAGTAAAACTTAAAGTAAATTGTAGCTCCACTTTTGAAGTTAATGCACACAATCTTCTTCCGCGTGTCATACTCTTCTGACCACCCATAGACGGGGTCATCCTTCATAGCTCCACGAGGCATAAACTCGGGGACCCACTTGTCCTTAAACTCAGTGGTAGCGAAGGTCGCATCGGGGTACAGATACCAGATGACGGGACCGCGTTTCTGGGTCCAATCCTCAGTAGGCCAAAGCTCGGGCCACAACTCTTTCTCAGTCGCCCACTTCACCGCTTTTCTTATTTGCGTCGATGATTTAGAAACCTGATTGGCGGCAGTCAATAACGTCACTTTGTGACGGGACTGTACAAAGTCCCACGCCCACGAGTACCACTTCTGCCCGTACAAATGCGGTAAGAGCTTCCGCTTCTCTAGCTCTTCAAGCTTTGCAAGCTTGAGTGCCTTTAGCTCCGCTTCATTCACCCGTTGACCCCTTGTCAATGGCGAGTGGGACCTCTCCCCGCTCTAGCTGTTGGATCTTAAGGTCTAACTCTTCCAGAGTTAGGGTGTCCTTACTGCGAAACAGTTTCTTGGCTTCCTCTACCGTAGAGTTCACTTGGAAAGTCTTCGATTCCACGCGCTCTAGGTAGCCACCTTTCGACCGTAGGTCGATCATCTTCGCAACTTGTATGACGAGGTTTGCAGCCTTCGTGTCTATTTGGCCATTCGGAGTTACGAGGGGAAATTCAAGGATCGCTTGCAGCTTCTGGTACGCCTTATCTAACAGGGCCTCGATTCGGGTGTCGTAATCCATAGGGGGACACCCGCACCAAGCCACCATGTACTTTTGCCCGAACACCTGCTCTACATACCTAACGGGAGCAATACCTGTGGCAATCTCCGAGAGCTGAATCCTGCCAAGATCCTTGGTCGCGGTGCGAACCTTCACCAGAGCCCAGATCCTCGTGCGGATCGCCTCCATCTGGGGCGTGGGCGAAAGCAAAGTGCGGATCGTCGTCTCCGACTGCTGCACTACTTCTTCTTCAAGAAGTCTGTATCTCTCTTCTAATTCTTGAGGGAATAACTCAAGGATTGAATCCATGTATGTTGGGATTGTGGGGCGATCTTGCTCTAATTCAGAAGGGGTAACGTCTCTCATTAGGCTTATTGTGCGGGGAAAAGGTTGTAGTTTGCAAGCTAAAAACGAAAAAACCCAGAGGGTTTCTCTGGGTGGTCTTCGTAGCCCAGAGCTACCGCAAGACATTGTGTTTAACCTTATAGGCCTCACATATATAGGATGGGGGTGTTTGGGTCGGGGTGCAAGTATATTATTTAACCCAAGACCACTTTTCTCGTTTACCTATTCTTTCAACATGAGATTTACAAATACCAAACTTTTCAGCAAGTTTTGATAAGCTCATAGCTTTGTTATCATATAAACTACGAAGTTCTCTTACTTTGTCTTCATCTAACTTAGCCTTAAACCCTTTGTTTCCCGCACCCCTATTTAATAGTCCGCCCTTTTTATTATTCTCTTCTGGAGTCAAAAGCTGTAGGTTTTCTATTGAATTGTTTAGCTTATTATTGTCTATGTGGTCTATTTCAAAGCCCTCTGGTACTGGACCTTTAAAATACACCCAGATAATTTGGTGTATTATAAATGTCCACTTTTTTCCATAGATATCTAAATTTAGATATTTATATCCATGTTTATTTACTCCTACTTTTCTGTACTTGTTAGTAATTAAAGAATAGACATCCCCATTCTCTTTAACTATGTATCTTGGCTTTTCAGTTAAGTATTCGTAAAGCAGTTTGCTTTTCATGTGGTTCATTGTACCCCTAGCTACTTATAAAGTATGTAGGTGCGGGGGTCAAGTATTTTGGTTGGCGGTGCGGGGCGCGGGATTTTTGGGGAATACGATAGTATATTTAACACAGAGGTCTACCCCGTACCCCCTC